AAGACCAGTAGTGTCTAGAATAAAACCTTCACCATTTGCTCCGGTTCTCCACTTAGACATAAGTCCACCTTGAGCTCTTGAGTAAGACGCTGAAGTATTACTTCCGGGTGTAATTGCAGAACTAGTTCCGACAAAATCACCAATAGTCATAAAAGTGTTAGCCTGGCCATCATCATTTTGATACTCCACTAAAGTCCAAAGAGGATTGTTACCATTTCCTACAGCTAAACCTGCAACCTGAGTATTATTTAAACCTTGTGTAGCAGAATTACCACTATAAGATACATATCTATTACCCTGACCTAAGTTCCATATAAAGTTATTACTCGTAGTTCTAAGAGATTCTGAACTAGCGGCAGATTGGTTTTGTCCACCTACAAGTCCATTCATCGTACCTAAATTTGGATTAGATTCTTGCAAAGTAGTAGTTGCAGCGCCACCAATTGCAAAGTATGTACCAGTACTGCCTTTTAGATGTATACTAGGCCTTGCTTGAATGTTAGTGTTTGAGCCAGCAGAAGCCCAATCTAAAGTCATTGGACCCCAAAACTTAGATTCACATTTTGTATCAGACTCGTTATTTCCAACTTCTAAAGATAAATGGCTTCCACCAGTATTATTTACCCTTAAACCTTTAGTGCCTTGAAGTTCTACAGCGTTATTAAAATAAGTTCCAGAGTCAAAATAATTACTAACAGCACCACCACTAGTAGCAGATTGAACTATACCTCCTTCGTCTAAATCTATTCCTGTAGCTATAGTTGTAGCCACACCAGCTAGTGTTTTTTGTACGTTTTTTAAATTACCGCTATTATAAAGCCTATTATTCTTTGCATAAACATGACCATCAACTATATCTAGAGTACCAACCTCAAATCGCCCAGTAACTACAGTATCTTGCGTATCATTAATATTACCAGCAATTAATAAAGAACCATGTCCTACGCCTGAAGTGGAACTACCAACTGCAAGTAATGTTTCTTCATTTCCTCCTTGTTGAAAGCTCCATAAAGCAGTTTCTCTCCCTAATCCGCCAGTAACTTCAGGAATAAAAGAAAGATAACTATCGCCCAATTCATTAGCTGTAGTTGTACTTATGGGTATTGTACCTCCAGTATTAGTAACTATAGTACTACTAGCAGTACCAACCAGGGTACCAACGCCACCTCCTCCGGCTATATCTGCAGAGTCTAGCCATACTGGTACGCCATCATGAGCAAAGCTCAATATAGGATATCCTGACATGACAGAGTTACCTGAAAGTGCTGAATCAAAAGTGCCTGAAACAGTCCCTAATGCGTATGCATTGCCAGAAAGCTGTCCATTAGTAACAGTGGCTGCAGGTATAATAAAATTAGTTATATCTTGAGCAGTTAATCCTGTTGTAGGGTTAAAATTTCCAGTAGCAGAGGAATCAATAGAGTTTATGCTTTCGCCTTGACTCATATTAGCGCTCCATGTATGAAGCTCTGTGCTGCCTATATGGGTATTTCCAGCGTTACTTGTTAATACTTTTTTCCAACTTGCCATAATATTCTCCTATATAGCGTTCTTTTTAATTGTTGCGATTGCACCTAGGTCTGTTATACACGTTTCAAGTGTTGAATATTGAGGTTGACCCGATGTATATTCATTCTTTTTAGTTCTAAGATACTCTAAAGCTATTTCTGTTATTAAAGCTTCTTCAAATTTATCTGCTTTAGCTACTCCATTATCAGAAGATGTTTCTGCAAAGTTATAAACAAACCCATTATATATTAGATGAGGTTTTGAAATAACATTAGAAGAACCATCTGTAGTTACCTTATGGTCACAAGCGTTAACTAATGAATGGTTATCTGCGCAGAAAATTTTAAATAAGTCGTCTGGCCAAACATCTAAGCCATTCCCGTACTTTGTCATTGATGGAGTTAATGCAGTTTTGGTATAGTCAGTAGTCTCTGTCATAGCTGCTATAACAGTAGCTACTGCAGTTCTAAAATCTCTCACTTTATATAACTTATTTTCAGTAAAAGGGAGAGCAATCAGTTCAGATTTAGTAGCCTGAATTACATCATAAGCAATTTTTAAAGCGTCATTTTCAATTAATTTATGAGGCTTTTTATGCTTTCCACCTCTTTTATCAATATGTGTTTGAAGCAAACTAGTTTTAGCAAGAAAATAATTTCTAGACTCAGCATTTGTTAAAGCAACGTCTGAAGAATTATAACCTTTTATTCTTATAAGTTTCCCATCGGAATCTTCAAGATTAACTACATCTTTAAAATTGGTAGCAGTTCCTACTGTATGTGTAGATAATGCACTCCAAGTAGAATTAGACCTGTCGTATGTTTCAAGCTTTACTTTGTCAGTAGCTGAAAAACCTGTAGAGTCCCACTCAACATACGCAAAGTTACCAGTAACTGTACGAGTTGAAAACCCTGATTTCGTACCTACATCTGATGCAGGTGGTGTTATTAATGAACTTACGTACGCCATTAAGACCTCATATATAAAACATCATTATGCCAACCAATAGCTCTTGTACCAGAATCTGGCAAGCTAGACATATTATCCATACTTAAATAGCCTAGTGAATTTAAGCTAAAATTCATTTCATCACTTTTAATAGTAAAAAAATCACGTTCTTTACTTAAAGTAGGAATATTAAACTCAGTTGTACCATCTTGGGTAATTGTGAACATAGATTCGTATTGAGTGCTTCCTAATGTAAATTCTGATTTTTTATTTACATAGCTTAAAGACATCTCATTCTTGTCACCAAAATGCAATAAAGTATCACTAGGGATACCATCAATAGCTAGATACTGAAGTGGTTGGTCATTAGTAAAATTATAAACCTGAGTATCTACTAACCCCTCTGTTGAAAAAGTTGATGTATTTGTTAAATCGTTAACAAACGCCATTAAAACTCCTGAGGCAGTGCAACTGTTGATGAATATCTATGTGTTCTTGCATATTTCTTAGCCATTTTAGTGCACTTAATATACTCAGTTTCAAAATACTGAGCCAAGTCAATATTTAAGTTTCTAGGGTCTTTATAACCTAAAGAAATTACTTTATTTACAATTCCTTCGTGAAACTGAGAAGGTATATGTGAAGACTCGTCTATTTTTGCAGAAAAGTGAGGAGCTAAAGCAGTACAGAACAATCTTATTTCTTTATTTGACTCACTAACTGATTTCCATTTACTAGTTAAAGAGTCTTTCTCAAGAATCCCAATTCTATCTCTCTCTATTATATATCCATATTCTTTTGTTGAAGCCATTAAGTTATATCCGTATCTTCTATTTGACCTATTATACGTGGTATTTGCTTATTGTCTAAATCTACTCTTCGTATTTTAATAGGTGTACTTCCTATCATATAAAACCTTTGGTCTGCTATTGTCGCGTCTTTTAAAGAAGTATCATAAACTTCTGTTTCTTGGCAAAATTGGTCACTAGCCCTATTTAAAAGCTTTCTAACTTCTTTTTCTCTTAAATGAGGATGATGCTGTTGGACTAATTCTATCATTTCACGCTGTGTCATTAAGTACTCCTAGATATTTCAACAAAACCCTCGTTATATAAACCTTTTATATACTGTAACTGTCCTAAAGCCCAATTGTAATCACTAGTTAATTGACTTAACCTTGCATTTGCATTTGCAAATTGTGTTTGTGCTCCCGATAAAGCTAAACTTGCTAATTCAGTATCTTCATCTTCCATCATAGTTTTAAAATCGAAATTATCAGTAGTTCCCCAAGCTGTAATATATTTATCTGCTTCATCAAGATTAGTTTCAATCTCAGTCTTTATTCTTGCTCTAATATCTGTAAGTTTAGAAAACATTACATTTGCAGCAGTAAATAGCACTGGCAATCTATACATAGTTGATGGGAAATTACTTATTGTTCCATTATCATTATTTACAGTGCCTTTAACTATAGTATCTGCACTAGCTCCTGTCTGGTATATATTAATTTGAGGAGTTCTTATATCTCCGCCACCTTCCCAATTTGGTTCTACAATATCTTCATAAAAATAGTCTATTATAAAATCTGAAGTTGTAGCACTTAATACTTGATAAGGATAAACAGTCCCAGTATCCCAACTTGCAAAATCAGAAGGCCAATCTCCTGAAGCACCAGTAGCTACAAGATAAACCCATTCTCCATTACTAAAAGGATGATTTGCTGATTGAATCTTGACTAAGTCAACACCATTAATAGTAGCAGAGGTTAGCTCTCCTACAGGCTGAGCAGTCGTAGAACCAGGAGAAGGTAAAACATGTAATTGTGAATTTCTAATATAATAGACAGGACTTGTTGCAGTAGCTTCATAAATACTGTTAGAATCAATAGCTTTATGTGCTAAATTAACAGGAATCTTCTCGCAAGGGTAAATACCCCTTGTAACGTTATAAACTTTGTCTGATGTTAAATTTAACCCAGACTCAGGAACAGATTGAGTAGAACTAAACATATTTAACTTCTCAGGCATCATTTTTTCTACGCGAGCAATTACATCAGTAATTCCATCATCAAACCACTGTGCAATATTATTATCCGCCATAGTTAGACTATTATCGCCTGTATAGTATCCTATTTGCTTTGTAAAACTTGCCATTTATTCCTTTTAAGTTGAGGTAGGGGCAGAGAAAGAGAAGGAAAACCCCGCCCCTATAAATCCTCAGTTATTTAACTAACTACTAGCCTTCTGTAACAGCAGTATTACCATTAAACTTAACAATAGCATGAGTTTCAGGTAATTGAACCTGTAATCCAGCCTCTGTTAAAATTTGGTCTACTCTTGCATCTTGGCCTGGTGTCTGAACATTAGTCTCAATATATGTATCACGAGAAATGCCATTACCAACTAATGGTCTATACTTAACATTATCCATATCAACCATTACCATCATATCAGCATAAGGACCTCTAAATAAAGGTTCTTGAACTAATGTGAATCCACCAAAAACAGTATCAACTTGCATAACTTTATGCCCGAATTTACCATCTTTATAGTTTACATCGACATGGAATGGGTTGCTAATAGAATCCCCTACTAAACCACCAGTACCTATCTTATTAAAATAGCTAATCACACTTCTTGATGCAAGGCATAGTTTGTTACCACTATTTCCTGCTTCTGGAGCATAAAAGTCCTCCATGATTTCCAAGAAAGTGTTATAAGTAGATTTAGCACTAGCAGTACCAGTTGTATCCCAAGCATAGTTATAAACTTTACCATACTTTTCAGTATAAGGTACAATACCCCAAGTACGCCTAACATCAGTTCCAGCAGTTGATTGAGCTCCACCCATACCAAAAAGCATAGCTTTCTCAATATCCATTTTGTGTTCCATCAACTTTTCTTTCCAAACACGTTGCCATTCGTTAGCGATACCTCTGTAACGAGTTGCTTGTGCTGAGCCAGACATAACTGGTGAAGCAGTTTTGAATATTTGACAGTGACCTTCACGTGCATAAAGCTCATCTGCCCAGCCTTCTGGAAAACTAGTACCCTCAGCAAATGCTGAACCAATAACTTCTGCTGGTGCATTAGCAGCAATAGCTAATTGAGCATCAGTATTAGATACATCAAGTTCTGTTCCGTTAAAAGACAGAGGAGATATAACTACAGCAGCTCCATTTACTGTTTTAACTTTTGCAACTAAGGTACCTAATACAGCGGCATCATCTGTTCCTGAACCGTCAGCATCATGAGTTGCTTGTATAGCTATGATTTGGTCTACCAATAAAAATCCAGGTTGCGCGGCTTCAGAATCTAGCTTGTTTCCGTATTTATCATAGTTACATTTAGCGTCCAAAGTAATATCAGAAATAGCACTTGTAGCTACAACATCAGCTGCGTCTACGCCAGTGCCTTCATGAAAATTACGTCTTTGCCATTGATGACGCTGTTCCATGAATTTGAAAGTTGTGTCATCTGTTGATTGCTTTGCTACCTTTGAAAGGTATACAAACCAAGGTGTTTGTTCAGGAGCAAGAGATGCTACTCTGTCTCCAAAATTATACAGGCGTCTTGTGGAATCTATCGAAGATAGACCTACACTAGAAGCATTTCCGCCTGGTGTTGTACTAAAAAAGTCAGTTGTTGCCATTGTTTAAACCTCCAAGTTTAAAAATAATTTGTTTTATTATGGTCGTTAATCATGGCTTGCATCATTTGGTCTTCAATACTACCTTGTTGTCCCTCACCCGAACCTGATACTACTCCCATAGGGGATGGAACTTGTTGTGCATTTTGTGTCTGTTGAAAAGCAGGGGATGGCCCGTTATTGGGTACTTGTCCTTGTCCTGTCTCTAACTGAAACAATTTCCACAAATTGTCCATTGTAACTGATTTAGGGTCACTATAACGTTGCACAAATTCATGAGCTTGTTCTGGAGTAGCACCATACTGACCTTGTACATGTTGTACAGCTTGAGTCTGTTGTTGTTGCCACTGTTGTTCGGCAGCTTGTCGTTTTAGCACTTCTTGCCGTTCTTTTTCCATTGCTTCAATACGCTCATTCGTCTTTGCAGCGGTATATTGAGAATGAAGATAGTTATATTCATCCATATTATCTCGCCATTGCTCGACCTGATTTAAATATTGCGCTGACACCCCATTAGGGTCGGCCATCGCATCTTCCCTGCTAAACCCTGCAGGAGGGGCTGGTTTTCGAGGAGGTTCTGGGAACTTTTCTTCTTCCTGTTGTACTGGAGCTTGCGGTTGAATTGATTGTTGCATCTGTTGTTGCATCATCTCAATCTGCTTCTGTTGCGAGTCTATCAGATTCTGCCTCTTGTCAGCTTCTGATTGCCAATACTGATAACGTCTTTCGTCGTTACTCACAGGTTGTTGAGTTTGAGGGGTATCCACATTCTGTGAAGGCTGTCCTTCTTGTGGAGCCTGAGCTTGTTCTACGGTTTCTACCGGTGTCCCTTCGCCCATATTCTGGAATATTTCTTCAAACGAAGAAGGCCCAGTCGCCTGTTCCGGCTGTTGGGGTGTTTCTTGCGATTGCTGTTGTTCTACTTCCATTATTTCTTATCCTTTTTCTTTGATGAGTCCTTCTTAGGAGTGTCATCTTTCATTTTTTCACGGATTTCACGCTTAACTTCATCCTTAACCATATCTAAAAGGTCGTTAAGCCTATGCTCGAACAAGGTTGAGGCTGCAGAAGATTTATTCCCAAGTTTATCCAATTTGCCTTTGAATTTCTCGGTTTCAACCTTCTTCCGAAGATTAACTGCCTCTCTATCACGAGATTGTAAGTCTCCTGAAAGGTTCTTTATCTGCTCTTGAGCTGATTCCAATTGTTGCTGCAATTGGGTAATCATATCAGTACGCTGTAAAACACCTTCCATATCGAAGACTTCTGTCTTTTTCAAGACTTCGTTTCTGTCGATTATGCCATTTTTATAAGCATCCATGTAGAGCTCTAACTCTGCATATCTGTTTGTAGGCATGGTTGAACCAGAAACGGCTACAACATCATATTTACCGACGGTTATATCATTGAATATAGAAATTTCACCCGTCTTGTCGTCTACTAATTTCTTATTAACAGTGTATTCCGTCAAAGAATTATTTGGTTGCACTATTCTAAATACCTTCTCAACTTGATATAATTGCTGCATAAGTGGTATTACTACGCGTGCTAAGCGTGTTAAGGCTGCTTCTATGTCCATCTGCTTAGACTTCATCTTCCTTTGTCCAAACTCATCTATAGAGATAGTAGCTTTATATGTCTGCGGAGCTGCAGCTGAATTACCCATCATAAGCTCATATAGTCCTAATTCGTGGTCTATATCGGCTTTAGCATCGGCTTCATTTTTATACAACTCATTCGGTAAGGGCGATGGTTGTACATGGACAGGTTGACCTTCAGCAAAATCAATTGGTATGGCAACTCCGGGTTGTGCCCACTTCTCTTCGAACTCTTTCATATCAACTGAACCTTCAGGAATAAGAATCTTCGCATTAGTCGAAGTAGTTGCGTGAGCTATTATCAAACTTCTTGTTTTATTGATATATTCTTGTAAACCTTTTACCATTCTAACGTCAGACATAGGAAATGGAGTACGTGTATGTAAATTACAAATAGGTACTATAGGGTAATGCTCTGTAGGCAATATTCTTGAATAAAGCTTTTTGTCGCCCATTATAACGCACTGCTTTACTCTCTCAACTTGTACTTCAACAACCTGTATCATACCATACTCGATTAAATCGCTATATGTAATAGGAAGTACAGTCTGTCCTTGTTGCTGTAACTGAGCAGCTACTCTTTCATCAACAATAGGTTGGTCTTTATAAAACCATGCTGGTTGCTGTATGTACTGTTCATACTCTTCTGGCTCAAACAAATGTTCTTTTCCAGAAAAAGTTTCAAATGTTCTAAATTTTGTAACTAAAACTTTATAATATCTCTCATATCCTCTAACATACTCATTATTTTCATTAGTAAGTACATCTTCAGGGAAAGTAACCTCTCCATTGTCGACACGGCTAGTGCCGGGCATATCAGTATAATTTGAACTACCTGCATTCTTAATAGCAGATTTATACCTTGGATATAGCTGTTGAGCTTGTTCTTTAGTGAAAAGCCTAGAAATAATAATGTTTTCTGCGTCATCAAAGAATCTATCTCTAGCATTAGGGTCGATATAAACATCTAAAGGGTCTATATTCTTGATACAAACCTCACCTTTACCCATATCCTTCATAGGGTCTTGATAAGCTAATAGACAACCCATGCCAGTAACATAGTAATCATCAACGGCTGTTCTCAATTGCATATCACCATCAGAATGTTGCCACATATACTCTAAAAGAGCATTGAATACCTGAGATACTTTATTATCACTATCTTCTTTACCAGATACCCTAAAAGAAGGTTTATGAGAGGTAAGCATAGCTTTAGCGGCCTCTACGGCTGGATGTATACGATTAACAACTATAGGAGCTTGTCCTCTGGACTTCAACTTCTCTTCTTGTTCAGATGACCATTGTTTACCTAGTCGAAATTCTCGGTCTTCAATAGCATGTTCAGCCCAAACAGAGCGATTATTCGAGTATAAACGCCATAAACGCTGTGTTTCGTCTACTATTGACTCTTTTTTCTTATCTTTTATGCCGTAAGCCATGCGCGTAATTTCCTACTTAAAGTGTCATCCAATCAAGAAAAGTTTTCTTAACGGACTTTTTACCTTGATTTTCTATGTCTTTTAACCTACAGGGCTTGGCTTGGTCAAGTGCCATCCAGCATGCATCCATTATATCATCATGCTTACCCCTAGGGTAACTTAAAAACTCTGCTTGAGCTATATCATCCTGTGGTCTGAAGTGGAATTTACCCTTAGCAAACAACGGAACCATTGATATTAGCCTCTCACTCTTCCTACTACGTGGTTTATATCCCTTTTCTAACCCGGGTATAAATAAATTTTCCTCTAACATCTTCTTTCTAACAGCCTGTCTAAGCGCTTCTTGATAAGCAACTGTCTCAATTTTCATACGCTTAGGCCTATATTTCTTATAAATTTCTATAATCTTATCAGGTTGCTCTGATGGATTAAGATGAGCTCTGTAAATATCTACTACATATACGTTGTCTTCATGGTCTTTACCTAAAGTAGCAACTACAAAGAAATCAGCCCTAGGGTTTAATGAACTAGCAGGGTCAATACC